GCATTTTTTCCAAATGCTCCACCAGCGCCGCCGGGACGTTGTCCTGGTCTACCGGGAGCAAATCCACCACCACCTGGTTATGTTCCTTCTGGTGCATCACAAAACTCACTTTCACCAGTTGCTTCTGGAACATTAAGTCAGGCAAAGAAGAACATCATTGTTCAAAATATAAATTCATCAAACTCTGAAATTTATGTGCTTGTTGTAAGAACCATTACTACTACGGGTAATGCTACTGCTAACGTCGCAGCTGCTCTTCAATGGAGGGAGATTTACTAAATTATGAGCGATAACGTTTATCTTGGCAATCCTAATTTAAAAAAAGCAAATACGCCTATTCAGTTCACAGAAGAACAAATTATTGAGTTCTTAAAGTGTAAGGAAGATCCGGTATATTTTGCAAAGAATTATATTAAGATTGTTTCTTTGGATCACGGTCTTGTTCCTTTTGAGATGTATCCATTTCAAGAGAAACTTGTAAGAAATTTCCACGAAAATAGATTTAATATCTGTAAGATGCCCCGACAGACGGGTAAATCTACGACTTGCGTCTCATACTTATTACATTATGCAGTATTCAACGACAATGTGAATATAGCAATTCTAGCAAACAAAGCATCTACTGCCAGAGATCTCCTTGGAAGATTGCAACTTGCTTATGAGAATTTACCGAAATGGATGCAACAAGGCATTATATCTTGGAACAAAGGTAGTCTAGAATTAGAAAATGGATCAAAAATTTCATCAAACTCTACTTCTTCATCTGCTGTCCGAGGCGGATCTTATAACGTCATCTTTTTGGACGAATTTGCATTCATTCCGAACCACATCGCTGATGACTTCTTTGCATCTGTTTATCCCACTATTTCTTCTGGTCAGAGCACAAAGGTAATTATTGTTTCCACCCCTCGTGGTATGAATCACTTCTACCGGATGTGGCACGACGCTGAAAGGGGCAAAAATGAATACGTCCCTACAGATGTCCATTGGTCTGAAGTTCCTGGTAGAGACGAAGCGTGGAAAGCGCAGACTATTGCAAACACTTCAGAGCAACAATTTAAAGTTGAGTTTGAATGTGAGTTTTTAGGGTCCGTTAACACTCTCATTAACGCATCAAAACTTCGCAACCTTGCGTATGATGATCCCATAAAGAGAAATGCTGGATTGGATATTTATGAGCATCCAAAAGAAGAACATAATTATCTAATTACAGTTGACGTAGCTCGTGGACTTGGTAATGATTATTCAGCATTTGTTGTTTTTGATATTACTAATTTTCCATATAAAATTGTAGGAAAATATAAAAACAATGAAATTAAACCAATGCTGTTTCCCAGCATTATTCATGAAGTAGCAAAAGGATATAATGATGCTTGGTTACTGATTGAGGTCAATGATATTGGTGATCAAGTTGCAAGTATTCTACACTTTGATCTCGAATATGATAATGTTTTGATGTGTGCAATGAGAGGTCGTGCAGGTCAGATTGTAGGTTCTGGTTTTAGTGGAAAGAAATCTCAACTCGGTGTCAGAATGACTGCCGCTGTTAAAAAATTAGGATGCTCTAACCTTAAAACTCTACTTGAAGATGATAAACTTTTAACCGTAGATTACGATATTATTAGCGAACTTACAACATTTTCGCAAAAACATAATTCTTTTGAAGCAGAAGAAGGATGTAATGACGACCTTGCAATGTGTCTAGTTATTTTTTCTTGGTTGGTTGCTCAAGATTATTTTAAAGAAATGACGGATAATGATGTCCGTAAGAGAATATATGAAGAGCAAAAAAATCAAATAGAGCAAGATATGTCCCCTTTTGGATTTATTTCCGATGGACTAGAAGATATGGATGTATTTGTAGAGCAAAAAACTGGAGACAGATGGTTGGCAGCAGCAAATAATGCTGGTCTAGAATCTATGGAAGTTTGGAATATGGATGAATATGGAGACAGATCTTATATGTGGGAATATAGATGACTTTAAGAAGCAGGAAATTATAAATACTTTTAGAATATTCTGGTAATACGGAGAATAAAGATGCCGCTTAATTTAGCATCTCCTGGAATTGTAGTTAGAGAAGTTGATTTAACTCTTGGAAGAGCTACTCCTTCGTCAGATAAGATTGGCGCGATTGTAGCACCTTTTGCGAAGGGACCTGTAGACTCGCCAACTTTAGTTGAAAATGAAAATGATTTGCTCAACAATTTTGGAGAGCCATACTCAACAGACAAACATTACGAGCATTGGTTGTCTGCTTCTTCATATTTGGCATATGGTGGAGCACTCCGAGTTGTAAGAGCAAACGATAATGATTTAAGAAATGGATTTGTTGGAACTGCATCAAGTGTAAAAATTGATAGTTTAGACCATTATAATGCATTAGGATATGATGAAAACGTTCTTGCGAATGTCGTAGTTGCCGCAAGAAACCCAGGATCTTGGTCAAATGGACTCAAGGTTGGGATTATTGATTCAAAAGCAGATCAAATTTTAGTTGGTGTTAATACATCAGTAGCATCGGGTATTACTACAATTGCAGTTGGATTTGGTGTCACCCAATCAGTTGCAGGTAGAGTTAATCCTGGTGCTGGTACAACTTCAGTTCTTGATGGTTACTTAAAAGGAATTATCACTGAAATTTCTGGAAGCAGCGTATACGTTAAAGTACTTTCGCACGTTTCTGCAGCAGGCACCGAAACTCAAGTTGACTATCAACCTTCTGGAGTTTATGCCTTCTCCTCAACTGGAAGTGTTGCAATTCATGCAACTGGTCAATCTGTTGCAGCAGGGTCAACTTCATATACTTCTAGACTCGACTGGTTTGATCAACAAACTTTAGGTCTCACAAGTACTTCTTCTATTTCTTGGAATAATATTGCTCCAAGACCAGGAACTTCTGCATATGCTGCAGCAAGAGATTCTAGATTTGATGAAGTTCATGTAGTAGTAATTGATGCTTTTGGAACTGTAACTGGAAATGCTGGTACAATTCTTGAAAAGCATTTAAGTTTGTCGAAGGCATCTGATGCAGAGTTTTCTGTTGGTAATCCATCTTACTGGAGAAAGTATATTGCAAATAATTCGCAGTATATCTTCGGTCTAGGAGCTCCTACTGGAATTGTTACTACAGGATATAGTAGCGGATTTACTTTAGAATCAGATGTTGCTTGGGATCAGGAAGCAGAGGGAATCACTTTTGCTGCTGCTGGAGCATCTACAAACACCCTAACCGGTGGTAAAGACTATAGTGGTGCAGAAAACCTTGATACTGCAGGATCTCTGACAGCGACTCTTGGTGAGTTGTCTGATGGATATGATTTATTCGAAAATACAGAAAACTTTAAGGTAGATTTCCTCCTGATGGGATCTGCTGCATATGATATTTCAACTGCACAGGCACTTGCTAATAAACTAATTTCTGTTGCAGAATTGAGAAAGGATGCAATTGCATTCATCTCACCATACAGAGGTGCTGCACTCTCTGATACTTCAGTACAAACTGCAGTAACAGTAAGATCTGCTGCTGATATTACTGATAATGTAGTTGAGTTTTATGCCCCTGTTGCCTCTTCTTCTTATGCAATCTTTGATAGTGGTTACAAGTACATGTATGACAGATTTGCAAATACATTCAGATACGTACCACTAAACGGGGATATTGCTGGTCTTTGTGCCCGTAATGACATTAACAACTTTGCTTGGTATTCACCTGCAGGAACTTCCAGAGGTGCAATTCTAAATGCTGTTAAACTTGCATACAATCCAACAAAAACCCAAAGAGATAAACTCTATTCAAATAGAGTTAACCCAGTAATCTTCTCACCTGGTGCTGGAATTATCCTATTTGGTGATAAGACTGGTCTGGCTAAAGCATCAGCATTTGACAGAATTAACGTTCGTCGTCTGTTTGTTTATCTTGAGAATGCAATTTCCCAAGCAGCAAAAGATGCTCTCTTTGAATTCAATGATGAGATTACCAGAACAAACTTCGTAAATACAATCGAACCATTCTTGCGCGATGTCCAAGCCAAGAGAGGAATTTTTGATTATGTTGTTATTTGCGATGAGACAAATAACACTGCTGCCGTGATAGATAATAATGAATTTATTGCCGATATTTACATTAAACCAGCAAGGTCCATCAACTTCATTGGACTCAACTTTATTGCCACCAAAACTGGCGTTGACTTTGAAGAAGTAATCGGAAACTTTTAATTTAGAGGTTTAACACAAAATGGCAACCAGAACCCAACTTAACACAATCCCATTAAGAAAAATCACAGACTTCAAGAGTAAGCTGTCGGGTGGTGGCACCAGAAGTAACCTCTTTGAAGTTGAGCTTGCTTTCCCAGCAGCACTTGGTATTGACTCAAATACCCTAGATAAGAGTAGATTTCTTGTCAAAGCAGCAAACCTTCCTGCATCAAACGTTACTCCTGTTGAAGTAGCATTCAGAGGAAGAACTTTAAGACTTGCTGGAGATCGCACATTCGAAAGCTGGACAATTACTGTCATCAACGATACTGACTTTGCAATTCGTTCCGCATTTGAAAAGTGGACCAATTATATGAATCGTCTTTCTGATGCAACTGGAACTACAGATCCAGCTCTTTATCAAGCAGACGCATTTGTCTACCAACTCAATCGTGATGGAAGCATCTTAAGAGCTTATCACTTCTATGATTTATTCCCAACCAGTGTAAGTGCAATTAACCTGGCATATGAAACTGAAGCAATTCAAGAATTTACTGTTGAAATGCAAGTTCATTGGTGGGAAGCAATTAAAGGAACTTCTCCTGCTGCTGGCGGAGAAGATATTAACTAAATAGAGTATAATATAGAGTTTAACTTATAAAATGGCGAAACTTTTTGGTTTTTCGATTGAGGATAATGAAAAAAAATCCAAGTCAATAGTTTCCCCCGTACCTCAAACTGATGAGGACGGGGTTGATTATTATATTCAATCTGGATTTTATGGTCAGTATGTAGACATTGAAGGTGTTTACAGAACTGAATTTGATTTAATGCGTCGCTATAGAGAAATGGCACTTCACCCAGAGTGTGATAGTGCCATTGAAGATATTGTAAATGAAGCAATCGTAAGCGATCTTTATGATTCTCCTGTTGAGATTGAATTGTCAAATCTAAATGCAAGCGATAAATTAAAAGATATAATTAGAAAAGAGTTTAAGTCCATTAAAGAGATGATGGACTTTGATAGGAAATCTCACGAAATTTTTAGAAACTGGTATGTTGACGGAAGATTATATTATCTAAAAGTCATTGATATGAAGAAACCTCAGGATGGTATTCAAGAATTGAGGTATATTGATCCGATGAGGATGAAGCACGTCCGCCAAGAAAAAAGGACGAAAGGAAAAAATGGCGCAGACATTGTAGATAGATTAACTTATAATGGAAATTCTGCAAATAATTTAGATACAATGTATTCTGAAATGGAAGAATACTTTATCTATTCTCCAACTCCAAATTACCCAATGGGAAATTTAAGTGGAGCGGCTAAAGGTTCTCTCCGAATTGCAAAAGATTCTATTACATATTGCACTTCAGGTTTAGTTGATAGAAATAAAGGGACTGTTCTTTCATATCTCCATAAAGCAATTAAAGCACTCAATCAACTTCGAATGATTGAGGATTCTCTGGTTATTTACAGATTATCAAGAGCACCAGAGCGTCGTATTTTTTATATTGACGTTGGTAATCTTCCAAAAGTAAAGGCGGAACAATACCTCAAAGAGGTTATGTCTCGCTATAGAAATAAATTAGTTTATGATGCTAATACCGGAGAAATCCGCGATGATCGTAAATTTATGAGTATGCTTGAAGATTTCTGGCTTCCTCGTCGTGAAGGTGGTAGAGGGACAGAAATTACAACTCTTCCCGGTGGTCAAAATCTTGGAGAATTGTCTGATATTGAGTATTTCCAAAAGAAACTTTATAGATCCTTGAATGTTCCCGAAACCAGAATTGCTGGCGGCGGAGAAGGATTTAATATGGGTCGTTCTTCTGAAATTTTAAGAGATGAATTAAAATTTTCCAAATTTGTTGGTCGTCTGAGAAAAAGATTTGCTCAGATGTTTAATGATATGCTTCGCACGCAACTTCTTCTAAAAAATGTAGTTTCTCCAGAAGATTGGGAAAAAATGGAAGATCATATTCAATATGACTTCCTATATGATAATCACTTCTCAGAATTAAAAGAAGCAGAACTTCTTACAAATCGTCTGACACTTTTGACTACAGTAGAACCTTATATCGGAAAATATTATTCAACAGAATATGTGCGTAAGAAAATTCTTCGCCAAACAGATTCAGAAATTATTGAAATTGATTTACAAATTGATGATGAAATTGAAAAAGGTATACTTCCAGATCCAAATGCACCAGTCGATGAGATGGGGAATCCATTACCACCTGGAGGTGAGGAAGGTGCTGGACAAGCAATTGAGCAAGGTGCTGGTGGAGAGGTGCCAATTGAACCTACAGTAGATGTATCTCAGGTAGAGATAAAAGAACCTAAAGGTGGCAAAATATAAATAGTCCTATAATAATAAAATAAATTTATGGAAGAACTTATCGATTTGATTGCATCTGATGGTGCTCCAGCAGATGTTTCCGACAGAATTAAAGACTTATTGTATGCAAAAGCTGCTGATAGAGTAGATAGTGCTCGTCCAGAAATTGCTGCAGTGATGTTTGGTGAAAATGATTCTACTGGAGATAACGAATAATGGCAATAAAAATTGTCCAAAATGTAAATAGAATTTCCCCTACAGTTTCTGTAGCCGCTACTAGCAATCCAATTGCACTCAAAAGCGGATATATTCGTGTTGCTTGTGCTTCAACAGCAGTATATGTAGAAACTGGAGGAGAACCTGTAGCTACTGTTAATTCTTTCTTGATTTCTCCTTTTGGAAATGAAGTTTTAAAAGAAAGAATTGCAAAACAGCAGATAGTCGGAATTACTACAGGAACATCAACTGTAGTTACTTTTGATAATAATGCAGGAAATCCATTTTTAATTGGAGATTATGCAACAATTGAAAATGCTCAACCTGCAGGAATCAATACAGTTCATCGATTAGTAACTGCTACAACTGATTCAACAGTTACCCTTGCGGCAAATACATCATCAATTGTTGGAGTAATTACAGCAACTGGATCTACTTTATCCAGAAGTGTAAAGGTTTCAGCTCTTGCTGTTAGTAGCGCCACAGATGTAAGTATCACAGAAGTAGTTCAATTAGTTTCCGAATAAAATGAAACTCATCACAGAAGAAATTCAAAAAGTAGAATTTATTACCGAAAAAGTAGGTAATAAAAAAAACCTATACATTGAAGGAGTTTTTCTTCAAGGTAATATTTGCAATCGTAATGGAAGAATGTATCCAATGGAAACACTTTCACGTGAAGTACAAAGGTATACAGAATCTTTCATCGACAAGGGTCGTGCTCTTGGAGAACTTGGACATCCAGATGGTCCTACCGTAAACCTAGATAGAGTTTCTCATAAAATCGTTTCTCTTACTCGTGAAGGGAACAATTTTAAAGGAAAAGCATTAGTCTTGGAAACTCCTATGGGTAAGATTGCAAAATCTCTCATTAGTGAGGGAGTTTGTCTTGGTGTTTCTTCACGTGGAGTTGGATCATTAAAAATGACAAATGAAGGTCATAAAATTGTTGGTGAAGATTTTATGCTTGCAACTGCTGCTGATATTGTAGCAGATCCTTCTGCACCTGACGCTTTTGTTCAGGGAATTATGGAAGGTAAAGAATGGGTTTGGGAAGGTGGTATTCTTCGTGAAAGAATTGCCGAACAAACTCAAAGAAGAATCAACACTCTTGTTGATCAAAAAAGACTTGAAGAACATAAGTTGAATCTATTCAACGAATTTCTTTCAAATCTTTAAATTATAAATAAATATAGATTATATACAAGATCTAAAACAAATGTCCGTTGGTAGCAATTTACAAGAAATGGAAAACGTAGTAACCAAAGGGGCTGCACCTGCCGAGCCAATGCACAAACTGACTGGGACCACTCCTGGTCAAACTGGTGGTTGGGAAGATCTCGGTGGTCCTACTCCAGAAAATTACAAGCCCGATGATAATTCAGCAGAATTAAAAACTCCTGGTACAACTCTTGCTCAAGTAAAGGATGTTGTTAATGCGAAAGCACAAGCAGCAATGCCTATGCAAGGAGTTAAAGAGGAAGCAGAGGATGAAATTGAAGATGAAGAAGAAGTAGTTTCAGAAGCTTCTGAAGAGCACGAGGAAGAAAAAGAAGAAGAGAAGCCTCATAAGAAAGGTCAGAAAAAGACCGAAGAAGAAGATGAGGAAGAGGAAGATGAAATGAAGGAAGAATTTGATATCGAAGAAGATGTCAATGCTCTTCTGGAAGGTGAAGAACTCTCTGAAGAATTCCAAGAAAAGGCACGTATCATTTTCGAATCTGCTATCAGATCAAAAGTTGCTGAAATTAAAGAGCAACTTGAAGAGGCATATGAGCAGACACTTGTAGAAGAAATTCAAGCAATCAAAGAAGGTCTTACTGACCGTGTTGATGCATACCTTGAGTATGTTGCTGATGAGTGGATTCAAGAAAATGCACTCGCAGTTGAGCACGGTCTTAAGACTGAAATGACTGAATCATTCCTCCAAGGAATGAAGAGTCTTTTTGAAGATCATTATGTAACAATCCCTGAAGATAGATATGATGTTATCGAGAGCATGGTAGATAAACTTGATGAAATGGAAGAAAAACTCAACGAGCAAATTGAAAGAAATGTTGCTCTGAATAGAAGATTAGCCGAGTCAGTTGCTGATGTAATTTTTGCTGAAGTCACTGAGGGTCTTGCACTTTCTCAAAAGGACAAACTCGCTTCTCTTGCCGAAAATGTTGAGTTTGATGGTGAAGAGAGCTATCGTGAGAAACTGGTAACTCTGAGGGAATCTTATTTCCCATCCAGAACTGCTGGTACTCAAAGAAACGCTAGTGAAAATTTGTCGGAAGAAACTAATCTGAACATTCAATCAGTTAGTGGCACAATGGGTGCATATCTTCAGACTCTCCAAAGAGTTTCTAAAAAGTGATTTTTAAATCATAAATCAAACAACAACACTTTTAAAGAGGTAAACACAAATGCAAGGATTCAATGTAGAATCACTGCAGGAGAAGTGGGCTCCGCTCCTTGATTACGAAGGTCTTGATTCTTTCAAAGATTCACATCGTAGAGCTGTAACCGCTATCCTGTTAGAAAACCAAGAAAGAGCACTCCGCGAAGAGCGTGAGTTCCTTTACGAATCACCAACCAACAGCACTGCTTCAGGCGCAAATCCTGGTCTGGGTGGTGCAACAACTGGTGCTATGCAAGGTTTTGATCCAGTTCTGATTTCACTTATCAGACGTTCAATGCCTAACCTGATCGCTTACGATCTTTGTGGCGTTCAACCAATGAATGGTCCTACCGGACTCATTTTTGCAATGCGTTCCCGTTATACCAGCCAGACTGGTGCTGAGACCTTCTACAATGAAGTTGATTCAGCATTCTCTGGTCAGGATTCGGGATTCAACAACACCAACGGTTGGACCAATGGTGCTGTTGGTATGGGTACTACCGCACAAGGCGGCACAAACCCATCAATCCTTGATGTTTCTAACCAAGCAAACAACGCTGCACCTGGTGCTAACCAGTATAACGTTGGTCAGGGAATGAGAACTGATGAGGCAGAATCGCTTGGCGAATCTGATCAGTTCAACCAGATGGCATTCTCAATCGAGAAGGTCACTGTTACTGCAAAGTCACGTGCTCTGAAAGCTGAGTACTCACTTGAGCTTGCTCAGGACCTCAAGGCAATCCACGGTCTGAATGCTGAAGCGGAATTAGCAAACATTCTCTCAACTGAGATTCTTGCTGAAATCAACCGCGAAGTTATCAGAACCATCTACAAGATTGCTAAGCCTGGTGCTCAAGTCAATACCGCTACTGCTGGTACTTTTGACCTCGACGTTGACTCAAACGGTCGTTGGTCGGTTGAGAAGTTCAAGGGTCTGATTTTCCAAATCGAGCGCGACGCTAACGCTATTGCTCAGCAAACTCGTAGAGGAAAGGGTAACACCATCCTTTGCTCTGCTGACGTTGCTTCAGCACTTGCAATGGCAGGTGTTCTCGATTACACCCCTGCACTCAACGCAAACCTCAACGTTGATGACACCGGCAATACTTTTGCTGGAGTTCTTCAAGGTAAGTATCGCGTCTACATTGACCCATATTCAGCAAACGTTTCTGCTAACCAGTTCTACGTTGTTGGATATAAGGGTTCTAGCCCATATGACGCTGGTCTCTTCTACTGCCCATACGTTCCTCTCCAGATGGTTCGTGCAGTTGGCGAGAATACCTTCCAGCCTAAGATCGGCTTTAAGACCCGTTATGGAATGGTTGCAAACCCATTTGCAGAGGGTCTCT